AGTTGGGCCGACGGCTTTTTCGGCTCCCGATCGCCGCTGCAGCTGCCCGTCGAGCTGTTCAACGGCTACCAAAACAATCAGAGCGCGATGATTGCGGCCCTTCCCGGGTTGCGACCAGGTGCATCGATCAACCAAGGCGAGCGAATCACCAATGTGACGCTCACCGGCAACCAAATGGCGATCCGATGGAAGACGCAATCCGCCGCAGCGTAGAGCGGCAATTTCCCGAACTCACCGGCGGTTATCACTTGCCGCGCTTCGCCCGCGTAGTGGGTGTGGCCGATGCCCCGGCCGGCGCCGGGATCTGCGACGACTTCCGTCCGCGCTTTGCGGTGGACCTCGAACTGTTGGGTGAGGACGACGAACCGGATCCGGACTTGCCGGTGCTCGCCGGCGTGCCGCTGCCCATGCCCATGGGCGGCGATGAGATGGGCTTTTTCGCGTTCCCGGAAGAAGGCACACGGGTTGTCGTGTCCTTCGCCTACGGCCTGCCGAGCAAGCCGTTTATCCAGGCGATCCTGCCGCACGGCCTGAGCCTGCCCAAGGTGCCGAAAGGTGACCAGGTGTGGCAGCACAGCGAGGCCGCCCAGCAACGCGCCGACGCGGACGGCAACTGGCTGCGCCAGACCGATGGCCGGATTCGAGACAAGTCGATCGAGCGCGAAGTTGAGAGCCTGACCAACGTCGAGCGTCACCAGAGCAGCACGTTGACGGTGGACGACCATTCGACTGAGTCGGTCGGGGGCATCAAGACGATCGAAGCGATCGGCGCGCTCAAGTTGCTGTCGGGCGGATCCGCCAGCCTGGCCGCACTGGATGACCTGCACCTGGCCAGCGGACGCGACCTCAACCAGGTAGTGGGCCAGAAGCTCAATTTGACGGTGGGAGGCGAGCTGCTCGAGCGCATCGAAGGCGCCCGTCGCAGCATCGCCCGCACGATCTGGTTGGGATCGGAGTCGGTAAACGTGCTGCAGGTGCTGTGCGATCTGATTGACCTGGTCACGCAGACGAACACCGAACTGGCGGCCCACGTCCACGGACCGAGCCCAGTGCCCGCCAACGCCGCGAACTTCACCACCAACGCCGGTACCGGCCTACAGCTTACTGGGCAGCTCAAGCCCATCACCGGAGCCTAATTTGGAACTCAAGAGTTTCTTTGCACAGGATGACCTGGGCAACGCCTTGCCCGCTGCAACCTGCTACCTGTATGAGCGCGGGACCGAGAACGTCGTGTTCGGTTTGCGTAAGAGCAACGGCTTGGGGTTGCTCAACCCGTTCCTGGCCGACGCCAACGGATTGGCGCAGTTTGCCGCACCCAACGGTCTGTATGACCTGCGCATCACCAAAGGGAAACGGGATTACCGTTTGCCTGTCCAGTTCCTGGACGTCACCGAATCCCTGGCCGAGGCCAACGGCGCGGCGTTACGCGCCGAATCGGCAAGGGACGCGGCCCAACTGGCCGCCGGCGTGAAAGCCAGCACGGCGGAGGGGTTGCGCACCACGACCGACGGCATGTTCTTCACCGTGGTTTCACCCGAGAACGCCCAGTCGCTGATTCTGTTTAAAAATGAAGCAGGGGTGGCGGTTGAGCAAACGCGCTACCCGAGTTCGACCGCCGTCGAAACGATCAACAGTTTCGTGCAAAGCAAATTCAAAGTTCAGAGCGTCAATGACACGTTGGTGGCGGTGCGTGATGCCGCCGGCCATGAAACGTGGATGGGCATCAATAACCGGGATGGCGGGCCGAGCAATTGGGCGCTGAAGATGTTGTACAAGTACCTGGGCGTCAAACCCGCGTATGTCCCGGGCCTGCTCTATGCGTTTCCCGATGCCCTCGGGCGCCTGACTGATTTGTCGATCCGCGACACCGACGGTCAGGTGCCGGACTGGGTAATCTTTCGTTGGGCCAAGCGGCTGAAACCGCTGATCGGCAGTGACGACAGCCATCCGAAGACTGCCTACAACAATATCTCCAACGTGCCCAAAATGCGAATGAAGCAGGGCCAGATTCGCGCGGGCGTGCCTGGGGTAAAGCTGTACCTGAAAATCATCGGCGACTCCTATTCCGCCAGCCACAACTTCTACATGAACGACCTTACCCGGTTCTTAGCCAAAGACTTTGGCTTTGGCGGTTCGGGTTACATCGGCTTCAACCACGGCTCGTCCCTGGGCACGAAAAACTTCTTGTACACCAATGGCAGCCTGACCTACTTCGGCGGCAGCTGGACGCTGTCGCCATTGGGCGCGGCCAGTCCCGATAACAGGACGATCAAGGCGGGGGCTGTGGGTGATTACGTGAGCATCACCGCTGTCGACACCGCGGATATCTCGACAGCCGCGACACTGGCAAAACTGCTGTTCCTGGGCGATGGCACGAACTCCACCCTGCGTTATCGCTGGGGGGATGCCCTGGAGTGGAACACGCTGTCGCTGTCCGGAGTCGGTCCCCAGCAATTGGCTTTCCCAGTGTTGCCTGCTGGCGGTAACTGGAAGTTTCGAATGGAAGTCGTCACCGGTACGCCAACGCTGTTTGGCATCTATACCGAAAACAGTGCGTCGGGCGTGGTCGTCTCCAAGTGCGCGGCCAGCGGTTCGGCGTCGGGTGACTGGTACAAGAATGATCCGGTCTGGTTGACGCAGCAGAAGTCCGCCACGGGCTTCATTCCAGCGGATGCAGTGCTGGTCATGCTGGGCGGCAACGACCAGGGCGCATCGGTCACGCCGGCGACTTTTCTCGCCAACCTGCAGGGCGTGGTCGCGACTCACCTGGAAGTCCATCCCGGTGCGTCCTTCATCGTCGCCATGCGGTGGGACACCACACGATCCAGTCAGTACCCCATGAGTGCCTACACCAAGCTCGCCGCTGCCTGGTGCTGGACGCAGGGCATCGCCTTTATGGACATGCAATACGCTGCGATGGGTGACCCCGCGAAGTACGCCAGCACCGGCCCAACCCCGCTGATCAGTGATGACAAAATCCATCCGGATCCGGCGAAAGGTGCCCCAGTGATTTCTGAATTCTTCTACACCGCGCTGCGCTGACGCAGTAAGGAGCCACAAATGTTTTCCCTCGTGATTAGCGCACCTGGTGTGTTGTCCAACCCGCTGCCCGATACGCCAACCATCCCTGATGTGCAGTCGAACATCATTTACGAGCTCGATGCCGCGAGCCTGGCCGCACTGGCCGACGGTGCCGCTGTGGACACATGGCTGGCAAACGGGCCGGCGCCGATCGTGAACCGCACCTTTAACTTCCAGTACACGGGCTGGGCGAAACCGAAGTTCTCCCTGGCCGGTGGGCCAGGGGGTAACCCAGCCGTTTTGTTTGATGGGACACAGCAGATCGGCAACGGCCCGGGCACGGTCGCTGTGGCGCAGTCGATGACTTACGCAATGGTCGTGAAGGCTTCTGTCTTTGCAGCAAATCAGGCACGTCTGATGGCGTCGGGTGCCCAGATCCTCGCACCTGGTGCTAATGGCTTCTACGAAAGTATCTCGGCGTCCAGTCGACTGGAAAGCGGTGATAAATCGACAGAGTGGACGGTCATCCTTGCCGTGTTCGACGGACCAACCTCCAAAATCAAAGTTGGCACCACCCCCATCGTTGAAGGTGCGACCGGTGTGTCTCTCAGCGGGCGGAATATTCTGGGTGGGCAAGGATCGGCGCTGACTACAGCAGGATTGGTAGGTGGCTACGCCTTTATCAGGGCTTACGATCGAGCACTGAATAATTCGGATATTGAAGCGGCCTCAATTGAGCTTCATCGAGCCTACGCGATTCCTTAAATACACGTCAGGCCCCGCATCGGCGGGGCCGCTTCATTCATAAAGGGCACGACTAAGTTCTGTCAAAAGACTGTCTTCTCTCGACTTCCAGCGTGACATAGGGCTGATGCTCGACCGGCCCATTTGTAAAAGCTATCTGGTTAGCTTTCATTTCGCTTCGGAGCTCTTCCACGAGGTGAGCAATTGCCTGATTCGAAGTCAGGGCATGCGTCGCCACTCCAGTGACCAATAACTCGACACGCCCTGACGTAGGTTCGACGACTTTGATCTTTAGCGATCCGTCCGGATTCACTGTGCAAATACAA